TTGTTGTTTTGAAATCTTGGCATTTATTTCTAAACTTTGTAAAAATTTTCTAATTGCAGTTTCAGCTTCTCCCCAATTTTCTTTTGATTTTTTTCCTGTTTGATTAATAACTTCTAAAGGTGTTTTAAGTTTTTGTGCTGTTGCAAACATTTCATCAAATGTTAATAAATTAGCCTCAAATGTTTCTTGACTAATTAATTTTAATTTTCTCATTCCAGAATTAACTTTATCCATAAGGTTTGCATAAGTTTCTAAAACAGTACCTAATGCTGAACGAATAATATCTATTGTTGACATTATAAATAAAACTAGCAACTTACCTTTACCACCTAACATTAAAAAACCTACAATACCAAGTTCTCTAATTCCTGATGGTAAGGCTTTTACCGAGTCTATAATTCCTCTCATAGCAACACCTATTAATTGAAATACAGGTTTTAAAGTATCCATTAAAACTGCACCACCAATTAAAACATTTTTTGTTACATTAATCATAAAGTCAGATATTTTTATTGCTAACCTACTTAATACTTTATCATTTGCTTCCATAATATTATTAATGTCTGCTAAACCTTGTTTTACAAAATCAAAAAAACCAGCTTGATTAGTTTCGTTTTTAAATTTAAAAAGTTTATCTCCTAACATTGATATAGTTCCTGTTAAAGTTGTTGATAAAACTTCTGTTGCCTTTTCAAATCTTCCTCCTTTACCAAAGGTATCTTCAAATGCTTTTACTGTTTCTTCTATTGAAACTGTTGCTCCTACTTTAAATCCTAATAATGCTCTTACACCTCTTTCTCTAAATATATCGGCAGAAGCTATACCACCTGAAAATGCTCTTTGGATTTGTTCTGCTGTTGTTCTAAAATCTATTCCTGTTACTGCCGCAACATTACCTGTAATTTTTAATATTCTTGTTAAGTCATCTGCATCTTTTGCTACAACTGCCAAGTTTCCTGATGCTGTTGATATTTCTTCTAGAGAGAAAGGTACTCTTGCCGCAAATTTAGTTAAATTATTAAATGCTTTTGTACCCTCTTTAACATTACCAAATAAAAAGTTAAATCTTACTCCAAGATTTTCTATTTCCATTCCTGTTTTTAATAATGATCTTACAACTAAACCACCACCAATACCTACCAAAGCAGATTGAACTGAAAATACTGCACTTCTTAAATTTGTTAAACCAGCACGAATACCATTAAAAGCCATTCGTGTTTTATCTTTTGCTAATATATTTAATACTAAATTCTGTGCCATTATTTATGCCTTGCTTTATTCATAGCCATTTCATGTTCTTCTTGTTCTAACATCAAATAACCTATCCAATGGTTATACTCCCATTCTTCCATTTGTAAAACATCTTTCAAAGGTATTTTTAACCTATCAGCTAGAATAAAACAATTCTTTAATTGAGGATCAGATTTTAGTTTTTTTTTACTTCTTCAGGATTGATTGCTTTTACCATTTCTGTGGCTATGCGTGAGAGGACATCAGAATCTACTTTGTGCATTAAACCTATTTTATCTTCTAATGTAAATAATTTATTACCATCTTTATCAATAGCTTTCATAACTAAAATATCAGCAAGAATACTAACATCATTTAGATTATCAGATTTTTTAAATAATTTATTTTTTTCAGATAAGGTTATAGGATTCCAATAAATGACACTAGGATTACCAGCTTCGTCTTTCC